TAAAATCAAGGACTTGCTAGGAACATTGCAAAGAACATTCGGAACATTAGGGAATTCCCTCGGAACAAAAGGGCTAGTGCGTTGCTACAAATGACCGTTCCTAAAAAATAAAACAAAAAAGGGGGCTTTCGCCCCCTGTATTACTTAGCCAACTTAGGCAACATGCTTGACACTTTACGCAACAAGTCAATGTCGGCAGTCTGCTTGATCTGCTTTATAACTTGCTCACGCATAGCTTTGACTTCATCTTCCTTGCCTTTGTTCTGCTCTTTAGTTCTGCGATTGATCTCTTTCTTGATCTCGTTCGCTTTAGTAAAGTCTTGAGCATTAACAAAGCCAGCCAACGCTGATACCAAGTTATCGTCGGTCATAGCTTGCAACTTAGCTAAATCCTCCGCACGCTTAGCCGACATTTGGACAGCCGCTTTACTTGGCGCTTTTGGTTTTTCTAAGCCTGTTAGCTTAGCCATGCGCTTAGTCAAGCGTTCCCAGCATTTCTGCGTGGACTCATCGTTAGCCTGTGGAATACGGCTCATATACTTACGAATCCACATTTGGCGAACTGTATTCCATTGAGCATAACTAGGATTAGTGCCGAACAACTTAGCCAAAGCCCGAGCAGTATTCTCAAGCAACACATCACCTTCGAACAATAGCTCATCAGCTTCGATAAACTTTTCGACAGTAATGTCGATTTGTTGCGCTTCGTTAATGCTGATTACATACTCAGCCTTTGGTGATTCACCAACGATTACATCAGCTTCGATTAAAGCATTTGATACTTGTGTAGGCTTATTTGCCATGATTACATCTCCTTGCAGACAGGTTAGTAAGTTATGGGATAGTCTGCTTTACCCCATAATTAAAGTATACAGGATTATATATAAAAGAGTAGGATTTCCACAGGATTATCTAGGATAATATGGGAACGGATAACGATTGAGCCGAGCCGATTATGACGCTTTAAAAAAATTTTTCTTCACTTCGTGGATATAGATTAGTCATTTAATTATTGTTGGGTATGGGCTTCGAATATATGGCATACCGAACCCCACCCGAGTGGCACCCCCAAGATACATGGTCGATGGAACCAACGCCTCACATACACAGTGTTTTGCACAAACATAGCCACAAAAATAATTTTTAAGAATCGGCAATAAGTACGAAATAAAACTACACCATACTCAAGTAATAGATAGTCTTAACGTTGTACAAACGCAACGGTAATATACCCCCACCCCCATCGTTTTTTGTACGTACAATTTGATACCCAAAGGTATAAAACACCCCCCGTCAATGGTACCTAAAGGTACTAACTCAAACCCCACCCATATATGTTGCAACGCAGCAATTGTGTGATATACTACACAAAACCTGGGACTATTAAGTTAAACCAGGCAACTGTAAACTTAAAAAGGAAACACTATGTACACACAATTTGAAAAAGCACAAAAGCAATTCGAAGAACTCGTTGAGCGTGTAAAAGAAGTCAACGAATTTTGGATCAACAGCGTTTTATCTGCATCCAAAGAGTTTTTCAAATCTGCAAAAACGAAGTAATATATAGAGTCAACTAGCCAGGCGTGCCATGGCTAACAAAGGGGCTATGGAGAAATCTGGGCCCCTTTTTCTTTACACATTTATTTTTCCGTGTATACTCGGCGGTATTGCAACCTCACAAACCAGGAATATGCAAGTACCCATCGAGCCAAACCTCGACAAAGAAATACCAGCAATCGCCTCGCCACAACAAGGTGAAACAGACGAACAGCGCATGAAGATCGCTGCAAATACCGCTTTAGCTCTGCGTGAGCTAGGAGTGGATGATGATATTTCTGAAGAAGAAGATGCCAAGGCTAAGCAAATGTTCGAGAACATGAAGCCTGCGGACAAAAACACCATAGCTAAACCAGAAGAAAAGAAAGCCCTCAAGCAAACTGGGGTGGCACTAGCATTAGCTGGCTATATTAATCACTACGAACAGCAAATTGTTGCTGATAAGGTACAAGTTCGGACCATTGTGGTCAATCGGCTGATGGAAATTAGCCAAGATGAGGACAATAAAGTAGCCCTAAAAGCACTAGAATTGCTTGGAAAAGCATCAGATTTGTTCACTGACAAGGCAGAAATCACTATTACTCATCAAACAAGTGATGATTTGAAGGCTGCTATTAAAGAACGCATCGCCCAATTGATGCAGGCAACGCAAATCCAAGCAAAAACTAAGACAGAATCACGTTTGGATCAGTTAAAAGACGTCCAAGACGTGGAAGTTGTTGAAGTTAAAGACAAAAATGACAACGACGACTGAAAATACGTCAAAAAAGGCGAAGTTAGACCCCGCCGAGCTCCAATTTTTACTGGATAATGTCGATACATTGTCCGATTCTCAGCTTCGGGTACTAAAAGACCAGTTAGACGAGACAATTGACGCAGTTCACAAAGAGAATTGCCAAGAAAGTTTTATGGACTTTGTCCACAGAGTGTGGCCGCACTTCGTAGATGGGGCCCACCATCAGGAAATGGCAGAAGCGTTCGAAAAGGTGGCTAGAGGTGAATGTAAACGACTTATTATTAATATGCCTCCTCGTCATACTAAGTCAGAATTTGCTAGTTATTTACTCCCAGCGTGGTTTTTGGGCAAATTTCCTAAAAAGAAGATTATTGAGACCGCTCATACAGCGGAGCTTGCAGTGGGCTTCGGACGTAAAGTCCGTAACCTTGTGGATTCCGACGTTTATAAGTCTATCTTCCCAGGAGTTGGACTACAGGCTGACTCTAAAGCTGCTGGGCGGTGGGCAACGAACCAGGGGGGAGACTATTTTGCTATCGGTGTGGGCGGTGCGGTTACGGGTAAAGGCGCAGATATCCTCATTATTGACGACCCTCACTCGGAACAAGAAGCAACCCTAGCGGAGAACAATCCAGAGGTGTACGATAAAACGTACGAGTGGTATACATCTGGTCCACGTCAGCGTCTGCAGCCAGGGGGCGCTATTATTATAGTTATGACCCGATGGAGTAAGCGGGACTTAACAGGGCAGGTAGTTAAAGCAGCGGAACAACGTTCTGGTGAGAAGTGGGAAGTCATTAATTTTCCTGCAATATTGCCTGATGGTGAGCCACTATGGCCGCAGTTCTGGAGCTTAAAAGAACTTGAAGCGCTACGAAACGAGCTTCCAAACGGCAAGTGGATGGCGCAGTACATGCAGTCACCCACCTCAGATGTCTCGGCTATCGTCAAAAGGGAGTGGTGGAAGATGTGGGAAGAGCCTTACCCACCGATGTGTGAGTTTGTGATCCAGTCTTGGGATACGGCCTTTTTAAAGACGCAGCGTTCAGACTATTGCGCTTGTACTACATGGGGTGTGTTTTACCAACCTAATGAAAGGGGTGTAGATGTCGCCAATATTATTCTCCTTAATTCGTTTAAAAAACGCATGGAGTTCCCAGAACTCAAGCAAAAAGCCTTCGAAGACTACAAAGAATGGGAGCCAGACTGTCTCATCGTCGAAGCAAAAGCATCAGGAGCACCACTAGTTTTTGAACTTCGTCAGATGGGGATACCTGTACAAGAATACGTTCCAAGTAAAGGAAACGATAAGATTGCCCGTTTAAATGCCGTGGCCGACCTATTTGCAAGTGGACGTGTTTGGGTTCCTAATACGCCATGGGCAGAAGAGTTAGTGGAGGAAGTAGCAAGTTTTCCGTCAGGAGAACATGATGACTTAGTGGACTCAATGACACAAGCAATGTTAAGATTCAGGCGTGGCGGGTTTATTCAGTTAGATTCTGATGAGGAAGATGAGCCACTCGAATTCAGAAGTAGGCGGAACAAGGGCTACTACAACGTTTAAGGTTAATTATGGCAATAGATAAGTCACTCTCACAAGCTCCCCTAGGACTAGGCGCAGATATGCTAAGTCAGATGGAGGAAGGTCCGTCACTAGATATTGTTATTGAGGATCCAGAATCTGTTGAGATTGGCATCGATGGCAAACCCATTCTGAAGATTGAAGAAGCCGAGCCAAGTGACAAAGACTTTGATGCTAACCTTGCCGAGTACATGGGCGAGGACGTGCTACAAACTTTAGCTTCTGATTTAATTGGCGAGTTTGATGAAGACATCTCATCTAGAAAAGACTGGATGCAGACGTATGTAGACGGACTTCAGTTGTTAGGTATGACAATCGAAGAAAGAACAGAACCATGGGAAGGCGCTTGCGGTGTCTACCATCCACTGTTATCCGAGACCTTAGTACGCTTCCAAGCTGAGACCATCATGGAGACATTCCCTGCTGCTGGTCCAGTTAAGACTACTATTATTGGTAAAGAAACTCAGGACAAGAAAGACGCTGCTGAACGTGTCGCTGATGACATGAACTACCAGCTTACTGAGAAGATGAAGGAGTATCGCCCAGAGCATGAGCGCATGTTATGGGGCTTAGGACTTTCTGGTAATGCGTTTAAGAAAGTTTATTTTGATCCATCTATTGGCCGTCAAGTATCTATATTTGTACCAGCCGAAGATTTAGTTGTGCCATACGGCGCTAGTGATTTGCAGTCGTCTCCACGGGTTACACACGTAATGCGTAAGACTGAGAACGAAGTGAAGAAACTACAGTATGCTGGTTTTTGGCGTGACATAGACCTTGGTGATCCTGTTGACTCATTTGATGAAGTCGAGAAGAAGATTGCTGAGAAACAAGGCTTTAGGGCGACCACTGATGATCGCTTTAAGATTTTGGAGATGTGCGTTGACCTTGATTTAGAAGGTTACGAAGACGTCGACGATGAAGGCAAACCTACGGGTATCGCTCTACCTTACATCGTTACTATCGAGAAGGCGACTAGCAATATTCTAGCTATCCGCCGTAATTGGAGACCAGAAGATGAGCATAAGAAAAAGCGTGCGCACTTTGTGCACTATGGTTACATTCCAGGTTTTGGCTTCTACTGTTTTGGTCTTATTCATCTCATCGGTGCATTTGCTAAATCAGGAACTTCAATCCTCCGCCAATTGGTTGATGCAGGGTCACTTTCAAACTTGCCAGGTGGCTTTAAGGCCCGTGGCATGCGGGTCAAAGGCGACGACACACCGATAGCCCCAGGCGAGTGGAGAGACGTAGACGTTCCAGCAGGAACAATGCGTGATAACTTCTTGCCACTACCGTACAAAGAACCAAGTATGGTGTTGGCTGGCTTGATGGATAAGATCATTGAAGAAGGCCGTCGTTTTGCTTCGGCTGCTGACCTTCAGATTTCCGACATGAGTGCGCAGGCACCTGTTGGTACTACACTAGCAATTCTGGAGCGTACATTGAAAGTAATGTCCGCTGTACAAGCCCGCATCCACTATTCATTCAAAGAGGAGCTTCGGTTACTTCGAGATATTATTAGGGATTACACTCCAGATACCTACAGCTATGAGCCAGTTGCTGGCCGACCTGGCGCTAAGAAGAGTGACTACGACAACGTCGATGTTATTCCAGTTAGTGATCCAAACGCTGCAACAATGGCACAGAAGATTACTCAATACCAAGCGGTATTGCAGTTAGCTCAAGGCGCACCACAGATTTACAACCTACCTAAGTTGCACCGTCAGATGCTAGATGTACTTGGCATCAAGAACGCACAACAATTAGTTAAGTTGCCAGAAGACCAAAAACCTGAAGACCCAATCACTGAGAACCAGAACATTCTCATGATGAAACCAGTTAAGGCCTTCTTGTATCAAGATCATGAAGCTCACATCAAGGTTCACATGGCTGCTATGCAGGATCCAAAAATCCAGCAATTAGTTGGCCAGAACCCGAACGCTCAGCAGTTACAAGCAGCTATGCAAGCTCATATTAATGAGCACATTGCTTACGAGTATCGCAAGCAGATGGAGCAAACCATGGGTATTGAGTTGCCATTCCATCCAGATGAGGATGATGCAGATGAGCGCACAATGCCACCAGAAGTCGAGATTCGTGTATCACAGTTGGCAGCACAGGCTTCACAAATCCTACTCCAGCGTGATAGAAACGAGATTGCTGCGTTGCAAGCACAACAAGCAGCACAAGATCCGATCGTTCAGATGCAACAGCAAGAACTCCAGATTAAGCAACAAGAAGTTGCAATCAAGGAGAAGAAACTCATTGCCGACGCAGCTGCTAAAGCGGATCAACTTGAGATTGAACGTCAACGCATTCAGTCCCAAGAAGCTATTGCTGGTATGAACGCCACTATCAAGCACAACAAAGATATGGCCGACCTACATGCAAGAACGGAAGAAGCTGGTGTTCGTATCGGAGTTGATATGGCCAAAACCAAACATCAATTTGAGTTACAGCGCAAGCAAGCCGAAAAACCTAAACCAAAGGAAAAAGGTAAAGAATGATCGACAAATATGTTGACCATCTAGTCCAAAAATTAGACGGTCAAGTAAGAATGTTTGAAGAATCACTGGGAAGCGGAGGAGCCAAAAACTTCGACGAATATCGGTTTATGTGTGGGGAGATTCATGGTCTGCTCCTTGCACGGCAGGAACTTTTAGACCTAAAACAACGATTGGAGAACTCTGATGAGTGAACTCATTATCGGCTCAAACCCCGATAACAAAGAAATAATCATTACCGACGCACTTGGCAATCCTATGCCAAAAATTCAAAGGGTTGACGAAAACATCCCTATTGAAGACAGAGCAAAGCAACTTCCGACACCATCGGGATACCGTATTCTGTGTGCTATTCCTGATGTGGATGATAAGTTTGAAGGCTCAGATTTACTTAAGCCAGACGACTTAATCAAACGAGACGAGATTCTATCTACGGTTTTATTCGTAGTGGAATTAGGTCCAGATTGCTACAAAGACGAAAAGCGTTTCCCTAACGGGGCTTGGTGTAAACCAGGTGATTTCGTTTTAGTACGCCCAAATGCAGGTACTCGCCTAGTAATTCATGGGAAAGAGTTCCGCATAATCAACGATGACACCGTGGAAGCTGTAGTACAAGATCCTCGTGGCATTACTCGTAAATTCATTTAAGGAGTAGAAAATGGCAGAATTCGAGAAAGACGAATTTGCGTTCCCCGATGAAGACAATAAAGTAGAGATCAAAGCCAAAGAAGCAGGCGATGATTTTGAATTTATCATCGAGGACGACACCCCAGAAGAAGACCGTGGCAAGAAACCAATGCCAGAAGAAGTGGTCAAAAAGCTGGAAACCGCTAACGAAGACGAAGAAGAACTAGATCTTAAGGCGCAAAAAGAGCGTCTAAAGCAGTATAAGAAGGTCTGGAACGACGAACGTCGTGCTAAAGAAGCTGCATTACGTGAGCAACAAGAGGCTATCGAGCTAGCAAAACGCTATATTGAGGAGAATAAACGCCTCAAAGAAACGCTAACTAGCGGTGAAAAGACCTATATTGAGACGGTACAAAGCAATGCCGACCTAGAATTACAGGCCGCAAAAGCTGCATATCGTGAAGCAATTGACTCTGGTGATGCAGATAAATTGGTTGAAGCACAGACAAAATTGACCGAAGCGACCTACAAAGCGCAGCAGGCCAAAAACTTCAAACCAAATATTTCTTTACAATCAGAAGAAAGTGATGTAAAAATACCACAAGTTGAACAACAACGACCCAAGGTTGATACAAAAACTCAAAATTGGCTCGATGCAAATCCTTGGTATGGCTCCAAAAAAGCTATGTCAAATTATGCAGTTGGTATTCACGAAGAATTAATTGATGACTATGGCCCTGGGGTTGTAGGCACCGATAAATATTTTCAGCACATTGACAAAACAATGCGCAAAAAATTTCCAGAGTATTTCGATACCGAGGAAGATAGTAGTCAGGCAGAGCCAGAGAAGGAGCCTCAAACCGCTCCAAAAGCGAAGCCTAGTACGGTAGTTGCACCAGCGACGAGATCGACGTCCTCCAAACAGGTACGTTTGAAGCAGTCACAGATGGCCTTGATTAAAAAACTTGGCTTAACCCCTGATGTATACGCCCGTGAACAACAAAAACTGGAGGCTTCAAATGGCTAACAATAGACTGACTAGAGAATTAGATACACGTAACACAGTGGAACGTCCCTCGCATTGGGCGCCCCCTGAGCTCCTGCCTGAACCAGACAAACAGCCAGGATATGCGTATCGTTGGATTCGTGTCTCATCGCTTAACAATGCTGACCCACGTAACCTATCTGCCAAACTCAGAGAAGGTTGGGAGCCTGTAAGTATTGAGGAACAACCCAAGTTTCAAATGCTAACTGATCCAAGTAGTCGCTTTAAGGACAACATTGAGATTGGTGGATTGTTATTGTGCAAGACCCCTGTGGAGTTTGTGGAACAGCGGAATAAGTATTACCGTGAACAAGCCCAAGCGCAAACAGAGTCTGTAGATAACACTCTTATGCGTCAAAGTGATCCTAGGATGCCACTCTTTAATGAGCGTAAATCCGAAGTTAGCTTTGGCAAAGGTAAATAACTTAATTTAGGAGTTTTATAATGGCTGCATATCCTGTCGTTAGTAACCCCTACGGTTTTAAACCAATCAATCGTGTAGATGGCCTGCCTTATGCAGGTGCTATTCGTCAAGTGCCAATCTCTGGCTCTTACAACGTAGCTATCTATAACGGTGACCCAGTTAAAATCGTAACGGGTGGCACAATCGAGCGCACCGCTGCTTCTGGCGCTGTGACTTCTGGCACCATCGTAGGTATTTTTGTTGGTTGCCAATACGTTAACTCATCTGGTCAAACCGTTCAAGCTCAGTACTATCCTGGTACTACAGTAACAAACGCCGTAGCCTATGTTGTTGACGATCCTTTTGCTGTGTTTAAAGTAGCTGTTGCTTATGCAAACGCTACAGTAACTACTGTTACTCAAGCTGCTGTAGGTACTAATATGTCCTTTAACATGGGTACTGGCTCTGCCACTACTGGTGATTCTGGCGCATTCGTAACTGCTGCTTCTGGTGCTAACACATCAACCCTTCCATTCCGTGTAATTGCTGTTGTTCCTGAAACTGCAACGTCTGCTACGACCTTCTGCGAAGTGATCGTTAAGACTAACTTGCAGCAGTACAACGACAATATCGGTAACAACTTAAGCTAAGGAGCAATTTAAATGGCTATTTCTCGTGCACAACTATTGAAAGAGCTGCTCCCTGGTTTGAACGCTTTGTTCGGACTTGAGTATGCTAAGTATGGTGAAGAACACAAAGAGATCTACGAAACAGAGACCTCTGAGCGTTCCTTCGAAGAAGAAACCAAATTGTCAGGCTTTAGTGCTGCCCCAGTTAAAAACGAAGGCGCACCAATTGCTTATGACAATGGTCAAGAGGCTTGGACAGCTCGATACAACCATGAAACTATCGCTCAAGGCTTCAGCTTAACTGAAGAAGCTATTGAAGATAACTTGTATGACAGCCTTTCTGGTCGTTATACAAAGGCTTTGGCCCGTTCCATGGCTTATACCAAGCAAGTTAAAGCTGCTGCAGTATTGAACAATGGCTTCACATCTGGTTACAACGGTGGCGACGGCACAACATTGTTCTCTGCAAACCACCCATTGGTTTCTGGCGGTTCAAACAGCAACGTTCCTTCTACTCCTGCTGACTTAAACGAAACTTCTTTGGAAGCTGCCGTTATTCAGATCAGCTTGTGGACAGACGAGCGTTCACTCTTGATCGCTGCTAAACCACGTAAGTTAATCGTTCCTCCTTCACTCCAGTTCGTTGCAACTCGTTTGCTCGAAACTGAATTACGTGTTGGTACAAACGATAACGACATCAATGCAATTAAGAACAATGGTTCGATTCCAGAAGGTTATACAATTAACCACTTCTTGACCGACACAAACGCATGGTTCTTGACCACTGATGTGCCTAACGGTATGAAGCACTTCGTTCGTGTTCCATTGCAAAATAGCATGGACGGCGACTTCGATACTGGTAACGTACGTTACAAGGCTCGTGAGCGTTATTCTTTCGGCTGGTCTGATCCACTCGGAATGTACGGTTCACAAGGCGCTTAATAAGCACCTAGTTGCACAAGACCCCGCTCAAAAGGCGGGGTTTTTCTTTTCTTCGTAGTGGTGGATTCTGTGGCAGTTAGCGCATAGAACAATGCACTTTTCTATTTCTTTGTAGGCTTTTCTAAACCTACCGTCGCTGACCAAGCGATTGACGTTATATTCTTTTTCGGTCGGATCTTCGTGGTGAAAATCTAAGGCTGCGTGATGGGTAAAACCGCATTTTGTACATTTAAGTGTACATTTAAATGCATCCCATTTTGCTTTTAGTTCTCTTCGCCGAGCATTAAGTTTTTCTCGCCGCTCAGCGTAGTTACCCAAATAATTCTTACGGCTGTATTCCTGTTGCTTCTTTTTTCTTACGTTCACGTCTTTGTAGGGCATCTGGATTTACCTTGTATTTCCAATAACATGCATTTTTAAACGACCACGGATTTGCTGGAGTATACATCTTGAATCCGCAAGAAATCAAAGAATTAGAAGAAGCAGGATTATTTGTTGTATCAGTGATACACCAGTTCCATCCAAGTTTACGTGCTTGCATCTGACGAACCTTAATCAAACGCTTTTGCAAACCGTGACCATTGAATCCTTCCATTACTCCTGCCCTACAGAAGTAACCTGTATCGTTCCAGTTCATCGAACGAACCAGACCCGCAAAGCCGACGGGCTTCCCATCCTCTGCGTAAGCTATCCACCAATGCCCCCTGGTTGTATCGTACGGTACATCGTCTGGGAGAATCTTTCGCTGAAGAAACCCAAGTGTGGTTTGTATAGAGGGTGTCCGAATGTCGACTTTCTTCACTGTGAATTTCATTTTCCATAGCCCTCCAAGAATTTGGTGGGGGTGATGCGCAACCAGGTCCAAAGACCTACCCCCTGCAATTATTTTACCTAAAATCCTTGCACAATCCCAAAAACGTAGTAATATTGTGGGAACTGGGTGAATGGCCTGTCAAACTGCCCCAGCAGACGCATACACGATTGATGGGCTGATCTTTGTATGAAGGACAATTTATATGACTTTAGCTACTACCTCTAGCGTTTGGCGCTCAACTGGTGGAGATCAAACTCGCACCGCTTCTGCTGGTTCTATGCAAATGAGCCTGCCTTTTTATATTTCTAACCTTGCTGCTACTACTAACGTAACCGCTTCTACAAGCTCTAATGCAGCAGTTATTCTGCCTGCTGGCGCTGTTGTTACTGCCGTTACTGTTACAGAAACAGGTACTGGTACTATCGACTTAGGGTTTACCCCACTAGTTGGCGTAGGTCCTGGCCAAACTACTTCTTTGGGTACTAACGTTCCACAAGGCTTCTTGGCTAATGCTTCTACAGCATCACGCACTGTTGTTGCTACTGGTGGCACAGGCGGTGGCGCTTCTTTGGGCAACGTAGCTAATGCGACTAACTTGGTTGTAGTTACATCTACTGCCAATACTGGCGCTTCTGGCAACGCTTCTGGAATCATTACATACTTCGTTAACGCTTCTGAAGCCGAAAACGTTTAAGGAGCATCATTATGATGCAAACTGACGTTAAATCAGCCTATGTCACGGGTTCTGGTGCTAATGCTTATGCTGGCCCAGCCCGTGTAAAAGCGGTCAACATAGTAGCTACTGGCGCTTGCGTTTTTGAATTAACTGACGGAAGTGGCTCTGGCACATCTCGCTTTAAAGTAGGGGCTACCGCTGGTACAACCTACATGCTGTTACCAGGCGAAGGTGTTCAGTTCCAAACTTCTGTTTATGTTAATAGCTTAACTAACGCTACTTCAGCGACAATTATTTATGGCTAAGAAGAACCCTTCCCTTGCTGTTGGTCGTGGTGAAAAGCTCCCAGTCTCGAAAGGGGCTGGGCTTACTGCCAAAGGTCGTGCTAAGTACAATGCTGCTACAGGCTCTAATCTAAAGGCTCCACAGCCTGAAGGTGGCCCACGCAAGAAGTCATTTTGTGCTCGCATGTCTGGTATGCCAGGTCCGATGAAAGACGAAAAAGGTCGTCCAACCCGTAAAGCTGCTAGTCTTAGACGATGGAAGTGTGGAACAAAATGAAAGATGTTTTTCACGAATTAAGCGATAATTCCAAGCATTTACTTGACTTGGCGTCTGTCGCAACAGTATTAGGAACCCTTGTGGATATGCTACCCTCTATCGCTGCTTTGTTCACGATTGTATGGACAGCTATTCGCATTTATGAAACCGATACAGTCCAAGGCTGGTTAGGAAAGAAAAATGCCGTCAACGAGTAAGAAACAAGCTAGATTTATGGCAGCTGCAGCACACAATCCTGCATTCGCTAAAAAGGCTGGTATTCCTACCTCTGTAGCAAAAGAGTTCAATCAAGCCGACAAAGGCAAAAAATTTAAGGAGGGTGGCATGGCTACCAAAAAAGAAATGCACGCTGAAAAAGGTGAAATGAAAAAAGACCTTGCTCAGGATAAAAAGATGATTAAAAAAGCAATTGCTATGCACGATAAGCAAGAGCATCCAGGTAAAAAGACTAATTTGTCCGCCCTTAAAAAAGGTGGTCGTATTGCTTCTAAAGGTGAGCACTCAGTTCAGACTAAGTCTAAGCGTGGCGCTTCGATTGTTAAAATGTGCGGTGGTGGCATGAAAGGTAAAAAGAAATGAGCAAGAAAGCAAAATGCATGGCTGAAGGCGATCTGATCGAAACAGAAACCGAACAAGGCCAAAATAAAAATATTGGCGATGATACTCGTGCACGTGCTATGGCAGCTATTGCTGCTGGTGGCGTTAAAGACGAAGAGGCAGCTAAACCTAAAAAGAAAAAGGCTAAAGCTAAATCAAACGCAGCTACTGAGTCTCATTCTCGTATGAACCCAATGGGTGATACATATCGTAAAGGTGGTTATGTACGTGCTGCCGACGGTATTGCATCTAAGGGTAAAACAAAAGGCCGTATCGTTTAATAATGGTTAAGCCTGTCGATCCAGCTCAAGGTGCATTTGACTTTGGAGAAAATCCAGAGAAGCCTCAGCGTGGTAAGGCAGGCCCCAGCGCCTTTGATGAAATACTAGATCGTGAAGAAAAGGCCCGTGAAAAGGCAAAGGATAGAGCTGCTGAGAACGAAGAATTTCGTGACAAGCGCCAACCAAGAAGCGATTTAATTCGTCAAGCTGAAATTGAGAAGATGAAAGAAATTCTCAATAAATCAAAAGGCGGCATTAGAGGCGGTGGTGGTTCAGGCACAGGCGGTACTGCAGGTGAGATTAAAGCACTTGCAAACCCAAGAGCCATGAAAAAGGGCGGTACAGTTAAATCAGCATCAAGCCGTGCAGACGGTTGTGCTATTCGTGGGAAGACAAGAGCATGAGACCTTCACGTGGAATGGGAGCTGTAATGCCATCTAAGATGGGTAAGAAGAAAACGATTGTGCGTAAGGACAATCCTAATGATGTAACCATGTATAAAGAGGGTGGCGAGGTATGGGATAAACCACGTCCAAAAGGACTTGGTAAATCAAAGAAGATGTCTGCAGCAAAAAAGGCTAGCGCTAAAGCCGCAGCAAAAGCAGCAGGCCGACCATATCCGAACTTGATTGATAACATGCGTGCAGCAAAAGGTAAAAAGTGAACTGGGCTATCCATTTAAGTTTAATAAACGGTGTAGCACTGGGGCTTGAAGTAGTAGATGATTATGAAGAAGTGTGGTTAGTTGTTATAGACATATTTATCCTACGGATTGGAATCGAAATTGAAAGAACAAATAGTTAAATTACTAAAGTGGGCATTAAGCCTGTTTGAAGACAAACAAGCTAAGATAGACGCTTGGCCTTTTCCTGCTGTTAGCGAGGATTTTGAACCACGCCCAAAAAAGCCTACTGTAAAGAAAGCCACCACACGGACTAAAAAGCCTGCGGTAGCTGCTAAAACTGCACGTACAAAAAAGGCTAAGTAATGAGTACTACAGGTACTACCTCGTTTAATCTGGACATGAATGACCTCATTGAGGAGGCGTTCGAACGTACTGGATTAGAACTTCGTTCTGGTTACGACTTCCGTACCGCACGTCGTTCTTTAAACTTGCTTACTATTGAGTGGGCAAACCGTGGTATTAACCTGTGGACAGTTGAGCAGGGCCAGATTGTGATGAATACAAATCAGGCTATTTATGCACTTCCTGTAGATACTATTGACCTGCTTGATACAACTATTCGTACTAATAACGGCCAGCAAAGCACACAGATTGATATTAATATCAGCCGTATTAGTGAGTCTACCTATCTGACTATCCCTAATAAAAACGCAAATGGCCGACCAATTCAGGTTTATGTAAACCGTCAGTCTGGCTACAAAGCTGCTGTGCCACAGACCACATTAAATGGCGCAATCACTGATACAGATACCACAATTACTTTAAATTCTGTTGCTAATCTACCTACACAGGGTTTTATCGATATTGGAAACGAAACTATTGCCTATCAAAATATTGTAGGTAATCAGATTGTTAATGCATGGCGTGGTCAAAACGGTACGACCGCAGCTTCTCATTCAAACAGTGCCGACGTTTATGTAAACAACTTACCTTGTATTAATGTTTGGCCTTGCCCAAATCCTCCTGGTGAGCAATACACATTTGTTTACTACCGTATGCGTCGTATTCAAGACGCTGGTTCTGGCGTGCGTACGCAAGATATTCCATTCCGCTTTATTACCTGCATGGCCGCAGGGTTGGCATTCCAGTTGAGTATGAAACTACAGGGTGTAATGCCAGACCGCATTGCGATGCTTAAAGCCGAGTATGAACAACAATGGGAATTGGCAGCTACTGAAGATCGGGAGACAGCTTCATTGCGGGTAGTTCCACGCAATACGTTTTACACTGGTGGTACCTAATGCCAAGTAAGTTTTCATCTGGTAAGTTTGCAATTGCTCAATGCGACCGATGCGATGGTCGCTACAAGCTAAAAGAGTTGCGCACCCAGATTTTGAAGACAAAACCGTTTAAAATTAAGGTTTGTAAAACTTGTTGGGATCCTGACCATCCACAGTTATCACTTGGTTTGTATCCAGTTAATGACCCGCAAGCAGTGCGTGAGCCAAGACCAGATGTGAGTTATGTAATGTCTGGACAAAGCGGGTTGCAGGAATTACTAACTAATAGTAATGCAGTAGATGGGTTTGGTTACCCAGAAGGCGGTAGTAGGGTTATTCAATGGGGCTGGGCTCCAGTAGGTGGCGCAAGCGGTTTTGATACAGTTTTGACCCCAAATAACTTGATTGCAGTAGGACAAGTAGGTACAGTTACAGTAACAACAACTTAGGAGTTGAAAATGTCATTTAAACAGGGCGCAAACGGTATTGAGAAAAAGGGTAAAACAAAGGGCAAGAATCTTGGTGATGATGGCCCTAAAGTGCTACCAAAGGATGGCGGCAAGAAAACCGCTGGTGTATCTAACAAATCATTAAAGGCTATGGGGCGTAATCTAGCTCGTGCTGCTAATCAGAAATAAGGTGAATCATGGCTAAAAACGACTTTCCTAAAACTGAGACTAAAAACGAGTTTAAAGCTCTAGGTCATGCCAAAGAAAATAAGGCAGCTAGCGCTTATACTGGTTTTGTCTACCCATCTGGTGGTGGCAACGACATCGGTGTTTACAAGCAGCCAATGAAGAACCCAAACCCACAAGGTGAAGTTCATAGCAAAGGCAGCTCTTTAGATGAGTGCCGTATTAGCGTTGGCAATATGACCAAGAATTATCCTGGTGATAACCCACACGGTGTTGGTACAATGCGTGGTTATGGTGCTGCAACTAAAGGTCGTAAGATCAGCGGAAAACAAGGGTAAACCCTAATGAACTATGTGCAGCTGTATCAAGCGATACAGGACTATTCTGAAAATACGGAAGCGCTGTTTGTTAATAACATTCGGCGTTTTGTCATGGAAGCGGAAGATCGTATATACAATACGGTCCAAATCCCTGCTTTGCGTCGAAATGTAACTGGTACGGTTACAACTTCTAATCCGTATTTATCAGCACCAGACGACTATTTGTCTACATATTCCTTGGCTGCCGTAGAAGATTACAACACCGCTAACGCTAACTATATTTATCTGCTAAATAAAGACGTTAACTTCATTCGTGAGGCATACCCCAACCCGACTGATGTTGGAACTCCTAGGTACTATGCTTTGTTTGGGTCTCAGTATTCCAACGCAAATGAGTTATCGTTTTTGATGGCACCGACTCCTGATGCTAACTACACCATGGAGTTGCACTATTTTTATTACCCAATATCTATTGTTCAAGGCGTAGCCACAGAGCTAAATACTTTGATTGGTGGCACCTTATACAACAACGGCTACTACACAAATGTACCGCTATCTGGTGGTTCTGGACTTGGTTTAACTGCCAATATCCTCGTTTCAGGCGGTGCAGTAACTGAAGTCACCATTATGGATGGTGGCAACTTCTACGTTGTTGGCGACGTTTTGACCACATCAAACACCTATTTAGGTGGCTCTGGAACAGGCTTTTCTATTACTGTACGCACTATCAATAACCCAGAAGGTACAAGCTGGCTAGGCGATAACTATGACCCAGCCCTGCTTTATGGCGCTATGCGTGAAGCTATGATCTTCATGAAGGGTGAGCAGGATATGGTTCAGTACTATGAAGCTAAGTATGGCGAAGCTATTGCTCAGCTCAAACGTCTTGGCGACGGCCTTGAAAGAAATGATGCATACAGAAGGGGGCAGACAAGTCTGCCTTATAACCAGCTATGATCCAGCAAGGGCAATGCACAATCTTCAAACAAAACTGCTTAAGCGGCTTGGAAGACTTCACGGCTACATCCCCATATACCTACAAAATTGCGTTGTATACAGCCTACGCTAACCTAGGCCCAGAAACACTTGTATATACAACAGACAACGAAATAACTGGTACGGGGTATACCGCAGGCGGTAAGGTACTAGCGCCAATTGCTCCAGCATCTAGCGGCTCAGTCGCTTATGTATCATTTGAAAACGTAACTTGGGACCCAGCTAGCTTTACGGCTAGGGGTGCTTTAATTTACAATAGTGACACAAATGCTGCTGTTGCAGTGCTGGATTTTGGTAACGATAAAACCGCAACAAACACATTTACGGTAACTTTCCCAGCGGATACAACAACAGACGCTGTAATTAGATTTGCATAAAGGAGCATTTATGAGTTCAGAATTAACTAAATTAGGCGACAGCTGCTCAGCAACCGCTTCTTATGGCGGCGGTACTGTAGAAACTGTTGGTCTTGAAGGTGTATACGTTGCTACATGCTACGATGCCGACGGCAACGAAAAGTGGTCTGACACTATTGAGAACCTTACTACTAACGTAGGCCGTAAGAATTTAATGGATTCTTATTTTGCTAACACTGGTGGCGGCGCCATCGTTATGGGTTTGGGTGGTGCTAATGGCTCTTCAACATTTACTCCTGCTTATGCGGACACACAATCGTCTCACGCTGGTTGGTATGAAGTTGGTGGCGCTAACGCTCCTACTTATTCTGGAACCCGCAAAACCCCGTCGTTCTCAGCGGCTACAACAGCTAACCCATCCGTATTAGCAACTTCTGCTGCCGTTACCTTTTCTATGACAGGTTCTGGCACAGTGTATGGCGCATTTATTAACGTAGGCGGTTCTACTGCAATTGACAATACGACTGGTACTTTGTTTAGCATTGGTGCTTTCACTGCTGGATCAAAGACTGT